AACAGCGCCTCGTTGCCCGTCGCGCCCGCGCTCAACAACATGCGCTCATCGCCAAGGCAGACTGCCACCGCACTGAGGGATTCACGCATGGCCGGCAAAACCGACAACCCAGCCAAGAAACAACGTTCCAAGTTCTTCCGCGTCGCCGTTGAAGGCGCCACCACCGATGGTCGCCAGATCGAACGCCAATGGCTGGTCGACGCTGCCGAGACCTACAGCCAGAACACCTACGGTGCGCGGGTTTGGATTGAGCACATGCGCAGCTTGCTGCCGGACAGCCCTTTCCGAGCCTACGGCGATGTGGTCGCGCTCAAGACTGAGGAAGTCGAGATTGCCGGGGCCAAAAAATTGGCCTTGTTCGCGCAAATCGAACCGACCTCCGACCTGATCGCTATGAACAAAGCACGGCAGAAGCTGTACACCAGCATCGAGATTCGGCCGAAATTCGCCGACACCGGCCGCGCCTATTTGGACGGCATCGCCGTTACCGATACCCCGGCCAGCCTGGGCACTGAGATGCTGACGTTCAGCGCCCAGCACCCGGACATGAACCCGCTGACCAGTCGCAAACGCGATCCCGGCAACCTCTTCTCTGAGGTCGTCGAGATTGAACTTGAGTTCGAAGAAGTTGAGGACGAAAGCGGCAAAGTCGCAGGCCTGTTTAGCCGCGTTCTCGACCTACTCGGTAAGAGCAAGGACAAGGAAGGCAAGGACGCCGCTCTATTCACTGAACTCGGCGAGGCTGTTGAAGCCATGGCCGAGCATGTCGCCGGTCAAGGCGAAGCCTTCAGCGCCGAAAAAACCGCCCGCGAAAAGCTGCAGACCGCTCACGAGAAGCTGTCTGCCGACTTCACGGCATTGGTTCAACAGCTCGAAAAAACCCCGGACACCACCGGCCAGAAACCGCAGTACTCCGTTCGCCCGCCGGCTACGGGCGGTGACGGCGCACTCGTCACCGACTGCTGATCCAGATCACGGACAACACCCAGCCAAGGAACATCGGAGAACACCATGCGTAACGATACTCGCGTTCTTTTCAACGCTTACCTGCAACAACTCGCCCAATTACACGGCGTGAGCGACGTCACCACCAAATTCACAGCCGCTCCCTCCGTTGCCCAGACGTTGGAAACCCGTATGCAGGAGTCGAGCGCGTTTCTCAGCTCGATCAACGTGTATGGCGTGTCCGAGCAATCGGGCGAAAAAATCGGTATTGGCATCGACGGCACAATCGCCGGCACCACCGATACCACTCAGCAAGACCGCGAGCCGCGTGATCCTACCGGCCTGGACAACCGTGGGTACACCTGCACCCAAACCAACTTCGATACCGGCCTGCGTTACCAGAAGCTGGATCAATGGGCCAAGTTCAAAGACTTCCAGGCGCGTATCCGTGACGCCATCATCCGGGCTCAGGCGCTTAACCGGATCATGATTGGCTGGAACGGGACCAGCCGTGCGGCGACCTCCAAACCGGACATCAACAAGCTGCTGCAAGACGTCAACGTCGGATGGCTGCAAAAGATGCGCTTGGAAAACCCCGCGCGCGTTATGAAAGAAGTCGTCGACGGCAGCGGCAAGATTCAGATCGGCGCGGGCAAAGACTTCGAAAACATCGACGCCCTGGTCGTCAGCATGGTCAACGAGTTCATCGAGCCCTGGTACCAGGAAGACACTGACCTGGTGGTGATCTGCGGACGCCAGCTGCTGGCCGACAAGTACTTCCCGATCATCAACAAGACCCAAGCGCCAACCGAAATGCTCGCGGCCGATATCGTCACCAGCCAGAAGCGCATCGGCAACCTGCCAGCGGTGCGAGTGCCTCACTTCCCGCCGAACGGCCTGCTGGTCACCCGACTCGACAACCTGTCGATCTACTGGCAGGAAGGCACCCGCCGCCGCACGGTGGTGGATAACGCCAAACGCGACCGTATCGAAAACTACGAGTCGGTCAATGAAAGCTATGTGATTGAAGACCTGGGCTGCGCTGCCATGGCCGAAAACATCACCCTGAACTAAGGCGCGCGACCATGACCAATCCTTGCCGCCGTCACTTCCAGCGCGTCACAGCAGCCGTTGCAGCGGCCGCTGTGGCCGGCCCAGCCATGACCATGGAAGGTTCCACTGTTTACGAACTGCATCTGGCAAAGCTTCAGCAGGACTACTTGCGCCTGAAACAGGTGCAGTCCACCGAGGGCAAAGCAGAACTGAAGAAGCAATTGCTGCCTGAGTACGTCCCGTACGTGGAAGGTGTTCTCGCCGAGGGCAAAGGCGCGCAGGACCAGGTGCTGACCACCTTGATGGTTTGGCGGATGGATGCCGGCGACTTTGCCGGCGCCTTGGACATTGCCGAGTACGTCATCCAGCACGCATTGCTCATGCCTGACCGCTTCGAACGCACTACCGGCACCATCGTTGCCGAAGAAATTGCCGAAGTCGCCCTGAAGGCGCAGAAGGCCGGTGGCACGTTCGACGTGAAGCTGCTGCTGCGCACTGAGCAAATCGCGGGTGAAGAAGACATGCCCGACCAGGCTAAAGCCAAGCTGCATCTGGCCCTGGGCAAAGCTTTCGCGGAGATGGTTTCGGACGACGACACGTCGGAAAGCAAGGTGGCCGCCCTGTGTCACCTGGAGTCGTCGAAAAAATATCTGTCCCGAGCAATCGAGCTGAACACCAACTGCGGTGGCAAGAAGGATTTGGAGCGCGTCGAGCGTCTCCTCAAAAAATACGCTGCTCCAGCAGCTAACTGAGCGTCCCCACGCACCCCGCCGGCTCGGGGCGGATCGGCCAGGCCGCTCCTCCTGAACGTGAAGCCCCGACCACCGGCGATCTATTTTCGAGTGCAGTCTCATGAGCGCATTTGTTGCCAGCGGCACCGTCGCCAGCGGCCACATAAACACCGACCCGTTCTGGCCGTCGATTGATCTGGACAACCTGCGGGCCACCCTGCGCATCGACTCCAGTGTCACCCCGGCCCGCCTGGAAACCGCCGTAATCGCCGCTGCCATCAACCTCAACCGCGAACTGAGTGACTGGCGCAATGCTCAACAGGCGGCTGGCTACGCCACGCTGGCAGACGTCCCAGGTGATCGGATCAAGGACGTATCGGTAAAGGCCCACCTCTACCGTCGTGCCATCGAAGCCGGTACCGGTGCCGAGGTGTGCGAGCGTTACCGCGACTACAGCGCCACCAACTCCGGCAATGCCAAGGCCGAAGAGACTGCACCCACTATCGACGACTACCGCCGCGACCTGCGCTGGGCAGTCCGCGATTTTCTCGGAAAAAACCGCACCACCGTGGAGCTGATCTGATGCCCGTCACCATCCGCGCCAATCAAAACGAAACCGTCGACGCGCTGTGTTGGCGGTATTACGGCCGAACCGCGGGCGTCACCGAAGCGGTGCTACAGGCGAACCCCGGCCTGGCCGATCACGGCCCCATCTTGCCGCACGGCCTCCCCGTCAACATGCCCGAAGCCCAGACCAGCGCGCCCCAGCGGCAGATGGTGAACCTATGGGACTGACTCCCTGCAACCAAGGAAACCCACACCATGGCTGATCCGACTTCCAGCGCCGTGACCGGCCTGCTTATGGGCCTGGGCCTGGCAACTGTGACGCCGATTATCGACGGCGAGGCGCTGTTTGGCGCAATTCTCGGCGCGTGGCTGGTGACCAGCACCAAGCATGACCTCAAGGTCTGGCAGCGGCTGGGCTCGCTGTTTCTGTCGGCCGGCGTGGGCTATCTGTTCGCGCCGATGGCCTTGCAGGCCATCCCGTTCATCACCAGCGGCGGCGGTGCATTCCTCTGCGCCCTGGTAGTCATTCCGATCAGCATCAAGCTGATGGTGTGGGTGGAGAAAGCGGACATCTGGGACATCTGGCGTCGCATCCGAGGGGGCAGCTGACATGCCAAACATCGAGCTGGCCGTGCAACTGATCACGGCAATCGCCTACTTGCTGAGCGCCTTCCGGTTGGCCTGCTACACCCGAGGCGCATCCCGGTACCGGCGCAGCATCTCACTACTCGCCAGCCTCTTCGGCTCCGCGCTGTGCATCTGCGGCCTGGAAATACTGCTGTACCGCCAGCCCACCAGCCTCTGGCAAGCCGTCTCCATCGTATTGCTCTGCACACTGATTTTCCGTTCACGCGGCAACGTCGCCGCCCTGCTGAGGCCCAGCGCATGACCACCACCCTTCGCCACGGCGACCGCTCGCAGGCGGTGCTTATCCTGCAAAAGAACCTCAACAGGCACGGCGCCAAACTGGTGCCTGACGGCCACTATGGTGACGCTACAGAGACGGCTGTTCGTGCGTACCAGGTGAAAGTTGGTCTGGTAGCCGATGGTGTTGCAGGTACCAAGACCCAGGCCAACCTGGCCGGCGGCGACTGCGCCCAGTTGCTGCGCAATAGCGACCTGGTGGCCGCAGCCGAACGCCTGGACGTGCCGCTGGCAAGCATCTACGCGGTCAACGAAGTCGAGTCCAAGGGCAAAGGCTTCCTCGACAACGGCAAGCCGGTGATCCTGTTCGAACGGCACGTTATGTACCGCCAGCTCGCCAAGGTTCGACAGACGGGTGATGACCCCGCAGAGATCAAACGCCATGCCGACGAACTCGCCGCGACCAACCCCGCCCTGGTCAACCCGAAGGCCGGTGGCTATATCGGCGGTACCGCCGAGCACCAACGCCTAGTCATGGCCCGCCTGATCGACGACACGGCCGCACTTGAATCCGCCTCCTGGGGCGCTTTCCAGATCATGGGTTATCACTGGGGGCGCCTTGGCTACGCGAGCGTGCACGCCTTCGTGGCGGCGATGAGTGCCGGCGAATCTCAGCAGTTCGACGCCTTCACCCGTTTCATTGAAACCGACCCGGTGCTGCACAAGGCGCTGAAAGCCCGCAAATGGGCCGAGTTTGCCCGGCTCTACAACGGGCCTGACTACCTGAGAAATCTTTATGACACCAAGCTCCAGCGCGCCTATGAACGGCACGCTGGCTGTGAATGCGGACAGGGGGTGGCGGCATGATCGACTTTGAAGCGGTGAAGAAACTGCGAGTACGGGACGGGGATCTTCTAGTAGTGCCGGATTCGACCGACCAAGCAGACATGGAACGGCTGGGCGAGTGCATCCGGTTGATGAACAACGCCAGAGCCGTAATTGTTCGCGGCCCGCTAAAGCTGCTTGACGACGCCACCATGAACAAACTCGGCTGGTACCGCGCATGAATCAAAAACCCGCCTACCTCGAAATATCACCTCGCCAAACAGGCAAAACCAAACGCCTGGTCCAGTTTGCTAACGAACTTTATGGTCAGGGTAGGACTGTAATTTTTGTCACTCCCCTTGCTAACTGCGAGCTTGGCTTGGCACCGGGTGTCATTGTTCTTTCAGATGGTAAAAACCCTCCTCCCGGTACCGATATCGGGCGCGCAGTCTGGTTTTATGACGAGTTCGACTGGCTGAAGTCAACCAAGATTCGGGCCGGAGCTTACTACGCAACAACTGCAAAGAAGGTAAGACAGCTCGGGGTCGACACCCCGGAAAATGACTTGCTGCTGAGACTGATAGAACTCAATAACCTGCACTTTCAACGGCACTTCTGGTTTTTCGGTCTGAAGCCAGACAGTTGGTTGGCTGAGTGCAGAGCCACCTACACCCCCGAGGAGTTCCGCGCATTTATCTTGGGCGAGTTCCTGTCATGAACACCCTGCGCCAGGCCCTGTACGGCATTGCCCTGCTCGGTGCCCTGGCCCTGATGATCTGGGGCCAGCAACAGCGCATTAACACCGCCCAAAGCCAAACAGACCTGGCAAAGAGCGCGGCCAAGACGGCTCGCGAAGACGCCGACCGCAATCTGGCGACCGTCAACACTCTCACGATCACCCTGCAGCAGGAGCGCGAAACCCAGTCAGCTCTGCGCGCCCAGCAGGACCAGTTGCGCCAGGCCCTGGCAAAGCGCGCACGAACCATAGAGGAACTGAAACGTGAAAACGACGAACTGCGCGACTGGGCTGCTCAGCCTTTGCCTGATGTTGCTCGCCGGCTGCGTGAACGCCCCGCCCTCACCGGCGCCGCAGCTTACCGTGACTGGCTGTCCGGCCGTGGTGCCGTGCCGGCTGCCAGCGACAAGCCCAGCCAATAACGGCGACCTACTCACCGACTCAGACCGCGCCGAAGCCGCCTGGGCCGATTGCGCCGCCCAGGTCGACATGGTCTACAAACACCAGCAGGCCCACCCATGAACAAGCCCGAAAGCCTCCGCGCTCACCTGTTGGTCACCGTAGCCGGGTTACAGAACAACCCCGACCGGTTGTTGATCTTCATTGATAACGGCAAGGTCCGCTGCACCGCTGCGGCAACCCTTTCTTTTGAGTACAGCTACGATCTGCAGATCATTTTGACTGCCTTCGCGGGTCATCCTGACAGCGTGATGCTGCCCGTACTGGGGTGGATCAGCATCAACCAACCGGAGCTGCTCGAAAGCTACGAAAAAATGCAGAACGGTATTCAGTTCGAAGCCGACATTCTCGATAAAGACAAGGTAGATCTCGGCCTTACATTGCGTTTAACAGAGCGGGTGGTGGTAGGCACGGATGCTCAAGGCAACACGACCGTGAAGCATGCCGGCGAGCCGCAGCGAGTGACGGGTTACCTCGATCCGAACTGGGTACCAGGTTCCCAGGGCAACGCCAGCGAATGGGTAGTACCTGATGACAAATAAGCTGGAAGCCCTGGAGACCTGGGCGTCCGGCCTGCTGGAGCAACTCCAGCCAGCCGCCCGCAATCAACTCGCCCGCTCCATCGGCCAGGAACTGCGGCGCAGCCAACAAAAACGGGTACTGACACAGCAAAACCCGGATGGCAGCAAGTTCGCTCTACGGAAAAAGCGGGACTTGCGCGGCAAACAAGGCCGCATACGGCGCAAGGTTGAGATGTTCAAAAAGCTGCGTACCGCGACTTACATGAAAGCCCGAGGCGACAGCAACGCCGTGACCGTGGGTTTCACCGGGCGGATCTCCCGCATCGCCAGGGTTCACCAATTCGGATTGAAGGACCGTGCGGAGCGTGACGCGCCCGAAGTGCGCTACGAACAACGTGAATTACTGGGCTTTACGGACGAAGACCTCGATTTGATCCGCGACAGCTTGTTGGCTCACCTGACACTGTAGATCCCCTTCCTACAAGGCGCCGAAGCTGCGCCCGCACGCGCGTGGCGCCACCATCGGCGCCATGAACGACTTAGCCGCCCTCGCCCGCCTGCTCGAAAACCTCATCCGCTTCGGCGTCATCGCCGCCGTGCAGATGGAGCCCCCGCGCGTGCAGGTAACAACCGGAAAGCTGACCACCGCCTGGCTTCCCTGGCTCGCATTGCGCGCCGGAGCTGACCGCGAATGGGACCCGCCCACTATCGGCGAACAGGTGATCTTGCTCAGCCCATCGGGCCAGCTCGCCAACGGGATCGCCGTGACTGGCGTATTCAGTGACCTCGTCCCGGCCAACGGCAACCGCGCCGGCCTGCACCGTCGCACCTACTCGGACGGCACGGTGATCGAGTACGACAGCGTTGCCCACCACCTCAACGCCACATTGGCCGACGGCGGCACCACCAACCTGATCAGCAGCGGCGGCATCAACCTGGTCGGCGACATCACGCACAAAGGCGACTACAACCAAACCGGCAATCAGACCGTCACCGGTCGGGTTGACGTTTCGATTGACGTGGTTGCAGCAGGCGTCAGCTTGGTCACACACCCGCACGGCGGCGTCAAGGCCGGCGGCGACCAGTCGGGAGTGCCCATTCCATCATGAACCGACATAGCGGCGGCGCCATCAGCGAGCGCGAGCACATCAGTCAGGCGATCACCGACATTCTCACCACCCGGATTGGCACGCGTGTAATGCGCCGCGAATACGGCAGCCTGGTACCAGAGCTGGTGGACCACCCCTTCAACGACGTCAACCGTCTGCGCGTTTACGCCGCCACGGTCATGGCCCTTATGCGCTGGGAAACCCGCATCAGCCTGAGCCGTGTGCAGTTCGCGGGAGCGAACATGCAGGGCCAGGCCTCGATTGATCTGGAGGGCACGGTGGTGGACACCAATGAGCCGCTGAGCCTCAGCGTGCCGCTGCAGCTGGGAGGAAGTGTATGAACAGTTTCGCCGCCATTGACCTCAGCCAGCTGCCGCCGCCGCAGATCGTCGAGCAAATTGACTTCGAACTGATCCTGGCTGAACGAAGGGCCTACATGATCAGCTTGTGGCCGGTCGAAGAGCAGGCCCAAATCGCGGCCCGCCTGGCAAAAGATTCGGAGCCACTGACCAAGTTGCTACAGGAAAACGCCTACCGCGAGACCGTGTGGCGTCAACGGGTCAACGAAGCGTCGCTTGCCAACCTGCTCGCCACCGCTCGCGGTACGGACTTGGAACAACTGGCGGGCAATTTCAATGTGAAAAAGTTGGTCATTCAAGAGGGCAATCCATCGGCCGTGCCGCCTGTGGCACAGCTCATGGAGAGCGACGAAAGCCTGCGGGAGCGTGCGCAAATGGCCTGGGAAGGCTTGAGCACCGCCGGCCCACGCAACAGCTACATCTTCCATGCTCGGGCTGCGGACGGTCGCGTAGCCGACGCAACCGCCGAAAGCCCCTCGCCTGCCGTCGCCGTGGTCACGGTTCAGTCATTGCTGGGCGATGGCACGGCGCCCGCCGAGCTGCTTGCCGTCGTCAACGCTTACCTGAGCGACGATGACCGCCGGCCGGTGGCTGACCGTCTCACCGTCCAGGGCGCGCAGATCCTGAATTACCAGGTCAAGGCCAAGCTCTATTTACTGTCGAGCGGCCCGGAGTCGGAACCTATCCTGGCTGTCGCACAACAGCGCCTGCTGGCCTACGTTCATCAACGGCGCCGCTTGGGCATGGAGGTCTCGGAATCGGCCTTACACGCCGCGCTCCACGTCGAAGGTGTGCGCAAGGTAGAACTCGAAGGCTGGGTGGACATTGTCGCGACCAAGGCTCAAGCGCCCTATTGCACCGGCATCACATTGAGCCGAGGCGTTGAGTAATGAGTCGTCAGCAGCTGTTACCGGGTAACGATACGCCGTTAGAGCGCCGTGCGGCGCAGGCACTCGCACAGATTGAGCGCGTGCCTATTCCCTTGCGACAGCTCTGCAACCCGGACACCTGCCCCGTCGACCTGTTGCCCTATCTCGCTTGGGCTTTCTCGGTAGATCGCTGGGACAGCAAATGGACGGAGGCCGCGAAGCGCGCAGCCATTCGCTCATCGCACTACGTCCATTCGCGCAAAGGCACCATCGGCGCTCTGCGCCGCGTAGTGGAGCCGCTCGGCTACCTGATCGAGGTACTGGAGTGGTGGCAAACCACACCGAACGGCGTACCGGGCACGTTTGCAATCAAGGTGGGCGTACTGGAAACCGGTATCACCGAGGAAATGTACCAAGAGCTGACCTGGCTTATTGACGACGCTAGGCCAGTCACGCGCCACCTGACCGGCCTGGCCATCAGCCTCGAAACCACGGGCGGCATCAACATTTTCGCCAGCACTTACGACGGCGATGAAATCGACGTCTATCCGCCAGTCCTTCGCGACATCGTCACCACAGGCGTGATCCGCGCACCTGGGCGCGAACACAGCATCGACACCCTCGACGTTTATCCGCCAGTACCAGGGGTTATCAACCTCACGTGCTACATCGGCGCCGCTGGCCGGGAACACTCCATCGACACACTGGACATCTACCCATGATCGATTCCAACTCTCAGTTCTTTGCGATTCTCACCGCTGTCGGTGAAGCCAAACAGGCCAATGCCGACGCGCTGGGCATACCCTGGAAACTCACCGAAATGGGCGTGGGTGATGCGAACGAAACCAACCCAATTCCAGATCGAAACCAGAAAAAGCTGATCAACGAGCGCCGCCGTCGCCAGTTAAACAAGCTGTCGATCGATCCGGCCAATGCCAATATCCTCATCGCCGAACAGATCATCCCGGCTGACGAAGGTGGATGGTGGATCCGAGAAATCGGACTATACGACGCCGACGGTGACCTAGTTGCCGTGGCGAACTGCGCGCCCAGCTACAAACCGCTGATGTCCCAGGGCTCCGGCCGGACGCAGGTGGTGCGCATGAACTTCATCGTGTCCAGCGCTGCAAATGTTGTGCTGATGATCGATCCGGCGGTGGTGCTCGCCACTCGCAAGTTCGTGACTGAATCAATCACGGATGCCATCAATCAGCAGGACGTGAAACAGTCAGTGCTGGTGGCAACCACCGCTCCTATTGTTCTGGCGGGAGCGCAGACCATTGACGGAGTAGCCGTGCCGGTGGGCTCACGGGTGTTGGTAAAAGACCAGGCCCAGGGTAAAGACAACGGTTTGTACCTGACCACCGCCGACATTTGGACGCGCACGACGGATGCCGATATCGGCAGCGAGGTGACCCCTGGTTTGTTGGTCCACGTCGAACGCGGCGCAGCAAATGGCGACACGCTCTGGCACCTGATCACTGACGCGCCCATCGTCCTGGGCACGACGCCTCTAACGTTCCAGTGGGCAGGAGGGCAGAACGCGCCAACGCCGCCGGTTAATGACCGCTCTAAACGGGTAACCAACACCGAGGCAGTGCGAAACCAAATCGAGAGCGCGCTCCAGCAGTACCCGGTGCACGTCTTCCGCAAGAACCGGCTGATCAATGGCGCGTTCCAGATTTGGCAGCGAGGCAAGTCAGGCGTCGTTGGAAAAGCCAACGGTGACCCCGAAAGCTTGTTCGGCCCGGACCGCTGGATGATTTACAGTCCAAAGAACGCCACCTGCAATTGGAGCCAACTGCCGCTCGAGCAGGACGCCAATATCAACGAAGCAAAGTTTGCCCTGAGACTCTCGCGGCAAGGTGAAGGCAATGGCTGGAATCTCAGTCAGCGCATCGAGAACGTCGAAACATTGGCCGGCGGGAAGGTCACCGTCTCGTTTTATATGAAAACCAGCGTTCCACATACGTGTGCGGTGATTCTTCGCCAGAACTTCGGGGTCAACTCTACCGAGCCGAACGTCGATGTCGGCACATCGGTGGAGTTGACGACGGTATACAAAAAATACGTCGTTACCCTCGACCTGGGCGGCGTTGTGAACAAGAACAAGGGCGTCGCGAACGACTTCCTGGAAGTTATCTTGGCCAGCGGAGGAACCGGTGCCTACTACACCGACATTACCAACGTCCAGATCGAGTCCGGCAGCGTGGCGACGCCTTACGATTACAGGACGCACCAGGAGGAGTACCGCGCATGCCTGCGCTACTTCGAAAAGTCTTTCCTGCAGGATCACCCTTTGAAATCCAACAACGGTCCGGGGACCTGTATTGCCACCTTCACGCAATCCGCAGCAGCACAGGCCTCGCAGTCAGCCCTGCGTATGGACTTCCGAGAAGTGAAGCGCGTTGTTCCTACGCTGAAGCTGTTTTCACCTGGTGAAAGCTCGTCGGAGATCTGGGCACAGTCGGCCGTAAAACCCTGCACTCTGACGAATATCCAAAGCTTGTGGTCGACAGGCTTTTCGCTTTCATGCCTACCACCGGCAGGGTCTATCCCTGGCTATACCCTACAAATCGAGTGGACCGCCGACGCGGAACTTTGAGGTGACGACTATGAATGCAACCGTGTACAGATTCACCCCAGCCGGCGTCCGTCGAATGAGTGACCATGTGTTCATCCCGGAAGATATGGGCAACAAGGACTGGGTGGCGTACTTGGAGTGGGTAGCCGATGGTGGGCAAACATTGCCCAAGTCGACCGTTGAAGAAGCGGCCAATGAAGAGCGGCGATGGCGAGACCTGGAACTTCAAGGCGTAGCGTGGCTGCGTGAACGCCACCGGGATCAGGCCGAGCTGGGTTCAGACACAACGCTCAGTGCCGACCAATACAGCGAACTGCTGACCTACATGCAGCAACTGCGCGACTGGCCCCAATCTGTCAGCTTTCCTGATTCCAGCAAGCGCCCAGTACCGCCAGACTGGATCAAGGACCAGGTTCAATAAAACTCCCCCTGTAAACGCGGCCCCTACAAGGTGCCGCGCTCGCCCAGCCGGCGCGCGCGCGGCAACCTCTGCACTGTCATTCCATCACAGCGCAGGCATAACCCATGGCCGATTATCTCCACGGCGTGCGGGTCATCGAACTCAACGACGGCACCCGCCCCATTCGCACTATTCCCACCGCAGTTATCGGCATGGTTTGCACGGCTGAAGATGCGGACCCTCTCGTTTTCCCCCTGGACACGCCCGTCCTGCTCACCAACGTGCAGACCGCCGTGGGCAAAGCCGGCGTAAAGGGCACCCTGGCCGCGAGCCTGCAAGGCATCGCCGACCAGACCAAGGCCTACGTCATCGTGGTACGGGTCAAGGAAGGTGCCGACGAAGCGGCCACCACCAGCGCCCTGATCGGCGGCACCACACCGACCGGCCAGTACACCGGCATGAAAGCCCTGCTCGCCGCCAAGTCCCGCGTGGGCATGACGCCGCGCATTCTCGGCGTGCCTGGCCTGGACAGTTTGCCGGTGGCCACCGCCCTCGGCGCCATCGCCAAAGACCTTCGCGCCTTTGCTTACGTCAGCGCCTGGGGCTGCAAAACCAAGGAAGAGGTAGTCGCTTACCGCGCGAACTTCGGCGCCCGCGAGATGATGGTGATTTGGCCGGACTTTCAAAACTGGGACACCGTCGCCAACAAGACCACCACCGCCTCGGCCGTGGCCCGTGCGCTTGGCCTGCGCGCCAAGATCGATCAGGAGACAGGCTGGCATAAAACCCTGTCCAACGTGGCCGTCAGCGGCGTGACTGGTATCAGCGCCGACGTGTTCTGGGATCTGCAAAACCCGGCCACGGACGCGAACTACCTCAACAGCAACGACGTCACCACCCTGATCAACGCCAACGGCTTCCGCTTCTGGGGTAGCCGCACCTGCAGCGATGACCCGTTGTTCGCCTTCGAAAACTACACCCGCACCGCGCAAATCATCGCGGACACCATGGGCGAAGCACACATGTGGGCTATCGACAGGCCTATGCACGCCTCCCTGGTACGCGACCTGGTCGAAGGCGTGAACGCCAAAATGCGCGAGCTGAAGTCCCAGGGCTATCTGATCGGCGGCAGCTGCTGGTATCCCGACGACGTCAACACCAAGGACACCCTCAAGGCCGGCAAGCTCTGGGTGGATTACGACTACACCCCCGTGCCACCGCTTGAAGACCTCACCTTCCGCCAGCGAATCACCGACCGCTACCTGATCGACTTCGCCAAGGGCATCAACAGCTAAACCGGGCCTCCCCGCGAGGGGAGTTCACCCTGAACACGTATCCCGGAGAACACCGCCATGGCAATGCCTCGCAAACTCAAAAACCTGAACCTGTTCAATGACGGCAACAGCTACCTCGGCTTGGTGAAGTCCCTCACCCTGCCCTCCCTCGGCCGCAAGATGGAAGCCTATCGCGGCGGCGGCATGAACGGCCCGGTCAAGGCTGACCTGGGCATGTCCGACGACGGCATCCAGTTCGAATGGAAAACCGGTGGCCTCGATCTGATCTCTCTGCGCCAGTTCGGCGCCGTCAGTGCTAACAGCGTAGCCCTGCGCTTCTCTGGCCCTTACCAGCAAGACGACACCAACGAAGTCAGCAACGTGGAAGTGGTCGTGCGTGGCCGCCACGAAACCATCGAGATGGGTGACGCCCAGCCCGGTGAGGACACCGAGCACTCCATGACCACCACCTGCAGCTACTACAAGCTGACCGTGGACGGCGAAGAAATCATCGAGATCGACCTGCTCAACTTCGTCGAGAAGGTCAACGGCGTGGACATGCTGGAGAAGCACCGCACCGCCATGGGCATCTGACCCACCCCTCAATCGAGCCTCACCCTTTAATCACCAGGAGCAACTCCCATGAAGAACGAAACCACCGAACAGCCCGACGTGCAGCAGCTGGCCGACAACAACACCGTCACCCTCGACACGCCAATTCGTCGCGGCACCACCAGCATCGAAAGCATCACCCTGCGCAAGCCGAACTCCGGCGAGTTGCGCGGCGTGAGCCTGGTGGAGTTGCTGCAGATGGACGTCGGCAGCTTGATCAAGGTTCTGCCGCGCATCAGCTCGCCGAGCATCACTGCCGTCGAAGTCGCCGGCATGGACCCGGCCGACCTGCTGGCCTTGAGCAGCAAGATCTCTGGTTTTTTGTTGCAGAAGTCGGCGATGACGGATGCATCCCTCGTCGCGTAGAGGACGCCATGGCCGATCTGGCCGTGGTTTTTCACTGGGCACCGGCTGATATGGATCGGCTGGGCCTGCAAGACCTGATGGACTGGCGGGAGCGCGCCAGGGTGCGGAGTTCCAACGATGGGGAATGATTTGAGACTTCAGGTGCTGCTCAGCGCCATTGATAAGGCCACAGGTCCCCTGAACAAAATCACGGGCGGCAGCAAGGAAACAGCCCGCGCCCTCAAAGCCGCCCGTGACCGCCTGAAAGAACTCAACACCCAGCAACGCGACGTCAGTGCCTGGCGTGAACTGCAGGCCGCAACCCGCGCAACATCCGAGGCGCTCGCCGCCAACAACACCAAGGTAGGCGAACTCGCCCGCGAGACGGCCAAAGTCCGGCAGCAGCTCGCACCGACCCAGGCGCTGTTCGACAAGTCCCGGCAGAAGGTTGACGCGCTCAAAACCAGTCAGACCGACCTCAAGCGTGAACTCACCGGGACACGCAATGCCCTGGGGTTGATGAGCGACGAACACCGCCAATCCGCTAGCCAGATCGCCGCGCTCAACGCTGTGATGCAGAAGGGCAATGCCCTGACCCGAGCGCAGCATGACGAATACACCCGCCTCACAGCCGCCCAGCGGGAGCGCAAGACCCAGCTGGACCAGCTCGCAGCCAAGGAAAAGACTCTGGCTGACCGGTTCACCCTGAACAACGCGCAGTTGCGCACCAGTCGGGCGGGCCATGCCAGTCTGCGCGACGAGATCCGCCGCCTGGAAACCCCGTTCAAGGACCAGCTCGCGCTGCTGAAACAGCACACCGCCGAGTCGAAACGCTTGGGCGAGCAGTACGGCCAGCAGCAAGTAAAACTCGGCAACCTCGGCGTGCAGCTTAAAAACGCCGGCATCAGCACCAATGCCCTGGGCGCACACGAGTTGAAGCTCAAGCGCGATATCGACACCGCCACCCAGGCCATGAAATTGCAGATGGACCATCTGGATGCGTTGAAGCGCAAGCAGGACAGCCTGGCGAAAGCGCGTGCCGCCTACGATAAAACCCAGAGTTTGGCCGGCAGTGTTGCTGTGTCTGGTGCCGCCGGGCTTGGCGTGGGGTACGCCGCCAGCCGGCCCGTGGTGTCGGCAATCAAAGCCTTTGCCCCGAATGAGGACTCTGCCACGCAGCTCAAGGTGTCGATGATGGACGACACCGGCAAGGTTTCCGCCGACTTCCAGAAGATCACGGACCTGGCCACCAATCTTGGCGACCGGCTGCCAGGTACCACGGCCGACTTCCAGAACATGATGACGATGCTTCGACGGCAGGGCATCAGTGCCCAAAGCATCCTGGGCGGCACCGGGGAGGCAGCAGCATATCTCGGTGTGCAAATGAAGATGGAAGCCACTGAGGCGGCTGAGTTTGCCGCCAAAATGCAGGACGCCACGCGGACCACTGAAAAAGACATGATGGGGCTCATGGACACCATCCAGCGTGGTTTCTACGCCGGTATGGATCCGAGCAACATGATGCAGGGGTTCAGCAAAATTTCACCTGTCATGGACGTCATCAAGAAGTCGGGCATCGACGCGGCCAAGGAACTCGCCCCGCTGCTGATCATGATGGACCAGGCCAGTATGGACGGCAGTTCAGCAGGTAACGCTTTCCGTAAGATTTTCCAGGCGGGGTTGAATCAGGACAAAGTCGACAAAGCGAATGGAGTGCTCGCGAAAAAAGGGATGTCGCTAAAATTCACTGATGAGAACGGCAATTTTTCCGGTCTGGAAAATCTGTATGCGCAAATTGAGAAGCTAAAAGCGCTGAACGATATAGAGCGTACGGAAGTAAAAAGGACGTTATTCGGGGATGACGCAGAAACGATGTCCACGCTGGACGTCATGATGAACAAGGGGCTGGCTGGGTATCGGGAGGTGCAGCAGAAGCTAAAAACCCAAGCCGATCTGCGTACCCGCGTCAACGAACAGCTCGGAACCCTCACCAACGTCATGGAAGCCGCTGAGGGTAGCTTCACCAACGCCATGGCCGAGTTTGGCGCTGCAGTCGCTCCCGACCTGAAGAACCTCATCAACACCCTGGGTGAACTTGCCAATGGGGTGGGTACCTGGGCACGGGAAAACCCGAAGCTGGCTGGGGGCCTGGTCAAAGTGGTCGCAGTTGTAGCGGCCACAGCGGTGGTGTTCGGAACATTGGCCCTGACGATGGCAAGCATGCTCGGCCCATTCGCGGTACTGCGTTACGGCATGGCAATGTTTGGCATTCGGCTCGGTGGCATCAAAGCTCAGTTGGTTGGGACCCGTATTGCGGCGGCAGGCGCTGGGGTTGAGGTAGGCCGGATGGGGCGGATCTGGAAGACGGTTACGGCCAGTCGCGCCGCTGGCGGTATGGTAACTGTCATTCCAACCCTGATCAGTTCCGCGCGGCTTGCGGCAGTCAGCGTGTTTCCAATGCTCGGCAGCGCAATCAGTGCGGTCGGTGCGGCCATTCTGGCAACCCCGGTCGGGTGGCTGATCGCCGCTGTCGCGGGCCTGGTCGCCGCCGGGTTGCTGATTTACAAGTACTGGAAGCCGATCAAAGGGTTCTTCCTCGGCTTCTGGCAGGGACTCACTGAAGCCCTGCAGCCGGTCCTTGCCGGACTCGGTAAGTTCGCCGGGCTGCTGATCAGCCTGGCGAAAGCCGCCTACTCCATTCCGATTATCGGTTTCGCGTTGCGCCTGCTTGGCAGCATCGCCCGCCCGCTGTTCAACATGATCTCTTCGGGTATCAGCGGGGTGATCGGTTGGTTCACTGACCTGTTGCAACCGATCGAGGACGTCGGCGGCGCCGCCCAGTCGATGGGCCAGCGATTTGGCGCGGCCATCGGCAACATGATCATGACTCTGCTGCAGAGCATCGGCTCTATTGCAACTGGCGCAGTCAACGTGTGGACCACCATCAAAGCCAGCTTTGACCAAGGCCTCGCCGGCATCCTGCAATTGATCACCAACTTTAGTCCGCTCGGCTTGTTCTACCAGGCGTTCGCCGGAGTGATGAATTACTTCGGCGTAGAGCTGCCTGGGAAATTCACCGAGTTCGGCGGCATGATCGTCAACGGCCTGGTCAACGGTTTGACCGCAGGGCTCGGCGCCGTGAAGGGTGCTATCAGCTCCATCGGTGACTCCAGCATCGATTGGTTCAAGGAAAAGCTAGGCATCCACAGCCCGTCCCGAGTGTTCGCGGAACTGGGCGGCTTCACCATGGAAGGGCTGACAAAAGGCCTGGAGGGCGGACAGAAAGGCCCGCTCAACGCCTTGTCGAGCATGAGCAAGCAACTGACCGCGGCCGGTACCCTGGCCCTCACCGCAACGGCCATGCCCGCTTTAGCGGTCGATGATCGCCCACCGATCAGCAGCGCGGCTACATCAACGGTTTACGATAGTCACGACACCTACCAAATCACCATCGCAGCTGCGCCTGGCATGGACATGCAAGCCATGGAGAAAAGCCTGCGCGCCATGCTCAACAAGATTGAAAACGAGAAACGCGCCCGTCAGCGCAGCAAGTTATCGGACCGGGATTAATCACCATGATGCTCAGCCTCGGCATGTTCGTGTTCAGCTTACAGACCCTCGCTTACCAGGAGCTGCAGCGCCAAACCAACTGGCGCCATGCCAGCAACAGCCGGGTCGGGGCGTCACCCGCACTTCAGTTTGTAGGCCGTGGCGACGACACCATCACCCTCCCCGGCATCATCCTCCCGGAACTGGCTGGCAGCGTGCTCAGCCTGGACGCTCTGCGTTTGATGGCAAACACCGGTAAGGCCTGGCCGATGGTTGAGGGCACTGGCCGGATATACGGGTTGTGGGTTATCGAAAGCCTGAGCGAGACCAAAACTGTATTTTTCAGAGACGGCACGCCACAGCGCATCGAGTTCACCCTTACGCTCAAGCGTACCGACGATGACCGTATCGACCTGCTCGGCGCCGCGACCAGTACCGGGCTCAGCATTCTCCGGGGGCTATTGTGATAGAGGCCGCGCTGTCCAAAGTCACCGGTTACCTGGTGGATACAGCGGAACGCTTCGTTCGGGACGCCGCCTACCCTGTTCCGGCCTTCCGTCTCACGGTGGACGGCATCGATATCGCCATGAAGGTGAGCCCGCGGCTGATGAACCTTGATCTCACAGACAACCGTGGCGTCGAGGCCGACCAGCTCACGATTACGCTGAGTGACCATGACGGTCTGCTGTCGATACCGCCCAAGGGTGCGGTGCTTCGCTTATGGCTGGGATGGAGCGACACCGGCCTGGTCGACAAGGGCACCTACACCGTCGACGAGACGGAACACACCGGCGCGCCGGATGTGCTCAGCATTCGCGCTCGATCGGCAGATCTGCGCAAAGGGCTGAAGACCAAACGCGAGCGCAGCTGGAGCAATACCACGCTGGGCAAGGTCATCGGCGACATCGCTATGGGAAACAACCTCACATCGACAGTGGCCGGTGCGCTCGGTGAGCTGCCGATCTTGCAGCTTGACCAGGCCAACGAATCGGATGCCAACCTGATTACCCGCTTGGGCGAAGAATTCGACGCGGTGGCCAGCGTGAAGGCCGGGTGCCTGCTGTGCATCCCTGCCGGCGGCGGCAAGACGGCCAGCGGGTTACCCCTGCCCCACATTACCCTCACCCGTGCAGACGGCGACCAGCACCGCTACTTACAGGCAGATCGCGACAGCTACGACGGGGTGCGCGCGTATTTCTACGATGTGCACAGCGCCAAGAAACAGGAAGCGATTGCCGGCGGCGGGGACAATCTCAAAGATCTGCGCCACACCTACAGCGACCGGCAGTCAGCGCTCAGGGCCGCGAGAGCCGAATTCCGACGCCTGCAGCGCGGCAGTGCCACGCTCAGCTACACGCTCGCGATGGGCCGACCGGATCTGATCCCCGAACTGACCTATACGCTCCAGGGCGTTAAGGATGAGATCGACGAGATCATCTGGTACGGCGGCAATGTGCAGCACAGCCTGAGCCCGGATGGCGGCTACACCGTCAGCCTGGAGCTGGAAAGCAAGGTGCCAGAAGACAATGTTGAAGACCTGGCAGAAGAGAACAAGGGAGATTACACGGGGATCATCGCCTACTACCGCGATCAGAAAACCGGGAAAGAAAAAACGATTACTGCGGGGGATCAGACAAAACCGAGGCGGTTGAGGTGGTTGTATGCCAGTGAAAAGACAGCCAAACGTGCCGTGGATCGAGAATGGAAGAAACAGTCAGACCCTACCTAAATAAGCTTAAGTTAATCGGAGCTAGATATTAATTTGTAAACACGTTTAACGATCATAAGAACCGTTAATAGGAGATTTACTGAGAAGAAAATAGATAGAGAAATCAGGGCGACTTTATAGTCAACATCAAAGCTCTTACCAAAAGCATAGACAGGACTATAACTATCCTTCAACAAATACGACAATATCCCTGTAACGATTGAAAACAGCGAAATCAAAATTGCGTAAGAAATACTAGATAGCAACTGACTCAAAAGCTGTGCATGAACAGAATAATGACTGTATAAAGCGCAATCTTGATTTACTACTGGTGCGTCATTCATTAAATCAGCTAAAGAGGTCGCTTCAAAATTTGGCGCCTTTGTTCTATTTGTATCAATAGCCGCAATTTTTTCTTTCACGCGTTTATTTTGATCGTAGACCAAAACTAATAGATTCAAAAGTAAACCTGCAAAAATTGACGAAACTGACATCAGCAAATTAATCAAGCCTGACTTATCAGAAATCCCAAACCAATAGAAGAGCCCAGCAAGCAAAAACGGAGTTATTATAAATATAAAAAAATCAGACCAGTCTATCTTATCGTCCGCATCATATATAGCGGCACGCAAATGCTTGCGCACAATAAAGCCGACTTTGATTTTTTTACTCATTTTGCAACCTTTTCAACGAATTCCTTCATTAACACACTAGCATAATCATGCAAACTTTTCTTCTCTGGCGCACCATCTGTAATAATCACATTATCTTCAGTTATCTCAATTGCCGCAATAGGATCGCTCATTTTCAATGATACAATTTTCTTACGACCGTTTGACTCAATAACTGCTCGCACATCTGTCGAAATTTTGCTCAATATTTCAACGGGACTATCTCCACCATCCGCAGATTTGGATTGGAGAGATGTGTAGGAACCGAAACCGCTGCCACGCTTAGGTTTTATTACAAACTCGGTGCGATGAACTTCGAGTTGATCCGCCAAATCACCAGCGTTATCTATATCGTAATTCGCAAGCCTTATTTCTTTTACGCTGGAATTTTCTAGCCACTCTTTGACTGTTTTCTCATGAGAAAGAGGGGATATTCTGACCTTTAGATCTATTTGTCGCTTAAAATACTCATTAAATTTTTCATCAAAAAATGATTTTATACCTCTATTCCCTGCACTATGTAAAAGTGCCACAGCAGTTTTACTATTTGAAGGCACACAAAAATTAAAATAAAAGAATCTAACGTCGGAATCTTCGTGACTCTTATCATAGGTCTTGGCTTTGGCCTTTACGCTATAGATCGCCCCTGGAATCCCATACTCACCATACTCCACCCACCCAAAGACATTTCGCCCCTTCCGAGTCAACTCAATGACGCGAAATGTCTTTTTTAACTCAGTGTCGTCGTGAACGTTATGAGACAACGCCTTAAGGAAGGCCTCAATAAAGTCGAGAAGATCTTTAGAACGAACTTTATCTAAAACATGATATCTCTCTAAAAGCTCTCCAGGAAGATACTTATCAAAAATCTTAATCGAGTAGGGGCGAAACGAATGCATAAAAATCCCTTCTTAAAATTATTAAATTACGTCACGACTACAATCAACAATTCAAACGCACTCGAATGAAGAAAACACCCTACCCTAAAACAATCCAGGCAACAAACGCAGCGCCCCAACATAGTGCCTAATCGGGGTCAACATTTTCGTTGATTGGAGTGTATGTTTCGGAAACTTCTCAAAGTAAGAGCTAGCGAAAACAAGCCAGCTGTATCTGATGAGACCGTATTTAGCGTCGTGCTGACCATCAATCACATCCCTATATCCGTGATGCCAGCACCTAGGTGCCCCGCGAGCTATGCGACCAAAGCCGAGCGGGATAGATAACCGGCGTCCTACCTGGTTGATCCGTTCTTAATGGGTACAGATTATGCTGGCCGTTTGGTATCGGCAAGGGCTTCCGTCAAATCTTTTAGGCGCTGCTCTATGTCCCTTATGCGTTTCTTTTCCTCAGCAGCGCTCTGTATCTCCCGCCTATCGGTCTCTTCTAATGACCGAAATAGAGCCAGGATCGCGTCTTCTTGGGAGCTATTTGACGTCGACGCAGCCGATGCTGTTGACGTACCTCGCAACATTGCCCCCTCTCCTTTTAGTAACCAATCCAGAGAAACCCCTTCGGCCTCACTCACGTTTACGCATAACGCATAAGGAATGGATTGGCGGCTACGCCAACTGCCCAGCGTTTGTCGATTCACGTCAAGCTTACGTGCCAACTCACTGTCGCTATCAACGGCAAAGACCGTCATCAAGCGTTCAAGCACGGCGTCGAGCGACTTTTTCTGCATTTTGAATAAATACCGCTTGATTTATTTAAATAGAATAAATAGGCTTATGCGCAATGAGTACATCTTAACCAACTAGGAACACATCAACCATGAGCCAAGCCATGGAAAAGCGCCAGATCCAAGCACGACTGATCGAGCGCGGCAGTAACTTCCGTCAGTTCGCCCTAAGCCATGGCTATGAGGTGCGCACAGTGACGCAAGTGGTTCAGCGTTGGGCAGGAAACAAAAGGCTGCCACGCGGCAGGTTGACGTTCCAAATCCTACGAGACCTGTCTCGGGTGATTGGCGAAGAAATATTGCCGGGAATCCTCGAGGAAAACGCCGAGCAAAACTCAGCACCGGCTGTATGAAACGACTGTAGGGGCGATGACTCCAGGGAGAAACCAGAAGATGAAACGCCCAATTCTAGCGACCAAGCGCCAAGTAATGAGCGCAGTGATCAACGACTACGAAGGTGGCCGGGAATGCGCTGCAGCCCGCCTTGGATACGAACTCAAGAAGTTCGATAACCACATCTACGAAAACGCCGGCAGTCGGCCCCTGAGCGATGAACAGATCCACCTGTTAGAGCAGGACATGGGCACCACCTACCTGCCGGAATACATCGCAGCGATGTACGGCGGCATGTTCGTTCCCCTCGCTAAGCCTGAAACACTGGACAACGTAGACCTCTACAACCGCTCAGTACGTGCTGCAGCCAAGCGCGGTGTGGTCGACCAGATCATTGCCAAGGCACTGGACGACGGTGTCATCGAGCGGGACGAAGCCGAGGCGATTTTGCGCGCTCACAGCCATTACATGGCGGCTCGTCACTCCGAAGTCCTAGCAACGATTCTGCTGCATAGCCGGGGGCCAAAGCATTGAGCACCTACAAGCTGGTCTGTCCCTGCTGCGGCAGCTCGATGCGCATTCGTACCTCCGAAGGGCAGACGCCTTGCTTCCGCTCAATGTATTCGGAATGCACCAACCTGCTGTGCGGCGCCACGTTTTCCGGCTCTTTGGTTTGGGAATACCAACTGAGCCCATCAGGCATCGAGCGCCCCCTTACCGTTCTGCCCATGGCGCCCACCAAAGTGCGCCTCCTTGCTCGACAGAACCTCACGGCAAAGACCGATCAACCCGATTTGCTGGATCAACTGGAAATGGAGGCCGCACCTGTATGAATACCATCACCCTGACTACCAACCCCGCCAGTGACTACCGTGCCGCGATGCAACAAGCGGCCGTGGCCTATCTGTACCGTCACCGCTGCGAGCATCTTGCCGGCGACAACCAGCTTTTAGAGAACTGCACCCGGTACTTGACCCAGTCGCTTGAGGTGCCCACGCATCTGGTGCAGCGCATCGCTGAACTGGCCGTGGCCGAATTCGAAAGCATGACCTGCAAGCGTGTGGCCTGGTTGGGTATCCATCCCACCAGCGGCCCTTTCCGCCCGGTGATCTTGCTGCTCGACAACTGCACCCAACAGCGACATCCCGTTTCAGCACGCTTGCTCCCCACACGCCTGCTGCTGACTCGCAACCTCCCGCACTAATCCAAAACCCTCCCTGTTTGATGCCCGCACCGCGTGGGTAGGGGAAATTTGCAACTTACTGGTGGCCGAAATGAGCAAAATCACCATAAAACTGGAGCTGGACGAACTACAGGCGCAGCACTACCTGTTGTGGTTGACCAGCCAGTACGAAGTCACGATGGCTGATATTTGGTACTCCGACCGCTACCGGAATGTGCCGAGCGGTCAGCGGGCGCCCAAGGTTCTTGAGGACTTGCCCTACCTGGCAGGCATCTGCAAGACGCGCAGCGAGCTGAAAAAACAGCTCGTTGTTACGGCTGCGGAGCATGTGCAGTGATTCGCAAGCCCATGGAAGACAAGATCCGCGCTGACGTGCTTCAGCGCCTGGAATCTGATTACGGCCTTCAGCACATGAAAGGCACGCATTACATGCGTAAGGGCACCTGCCCGCAGTGCAATCAGAAACGTTTGTTTTCGCGCCACGATGAACCCTGGTTCATCCGCTGTGGCCGCGAGAAAAATTGCCGCTACATGGCTCCCACTAAAGAGCTTTACCCGGACCTGTTCGACGACTGGAGCAAGCGTGCACCTGCCACCCGTGACGAGCCAGCTGCAAGTGCAAAAGCGTACCTGACGTTTGCCCGAGGTTTCCGCGTTGAGCTGTTAGAGGGTTGGTACACCCAGGAGAGCTACTTTGATCGCGACCTGAATATTGGCTCTGCGACTGTGCGCTTCCCCCTCGAGCACGGTGGGTACTGGGAGCGCTTGATCGACCAACCGTCGCGGTTCGGTAAGAAGAAAGCCCGCTTCCAACCCCTCAAGAGCTACAGAGGCCATTGGTGGTGCCCGCCATGCGTGGATCTTCTTGAAGTGAAAGAGCTGTGGATCGTCGAAGGCATCTTCGACGCCATCGCGCTCATCCAAAATGGTATCTCTGCTGTTGCGGCGCTGTCCTCAAACGCCTTTCCAGAGGAATCACTAAAGGCGCTGATCACCGCTCGCGGCGGTAAAACGCCCAAGTTGGTTTGGGCTCTGGACAACGAGCCAGGCGCTCACAAGTACACCCGTATGTGGGTCAACCGTGCCCGAGAACTCGGTTTTACCTGCGAGGCTGCTCAGGTGTCACAGCCTGACGCCCGCAAGGTTGACTGGAACGATCTGCATCAGCGCTGGGCGTTTATCGACGATGAAAAAGCCCGCGCTGATCGCATCGAAAAGGACTTGAAAGAAGCCCGTCACCAGGGCGCCCTGTTGATTGCAGAGAGTGCCAGCGACAAGGCATTGCTCATGTACCAGTGGCGTGAACGTGAGGAATTCCACTTCTGTTTCGACTCGCGCCTGTACTGGTGGAAATTGGACTTGGCGAAATATAACAGCGCCAAGCAGGCCCTCGAAAAGAGCGACGGCCACGAAGCCCAGACACTCAATGAAAAGCAGCTTCGGGAAAAGGCGCTGAACGTCGCCGGCTGCGTCGTCGAGATCGCCAACTGCTACCCCAAAGCCCTCTATTTCCAGCGCAACGAGATTACCGACGAGTCCTGGTACTTCTTCCGCGTCGACTTCCCGCACGACGGCGGCTCAGTGAAAAACACCTTTACGGGTGGTCAGGTCGCCGCTGCCAGCGAATTCAAGAAAAGACTTCTCGGCATGGGTGCCGGAGCCGTGTTCACCGGCAGTGGACAGCAATTGGACAAACTCATGAAAGACCAGCTTTTCGGCATCAAGACCGTTCAGACTATCGACTATGTGGGCTACAGCAAGGAATACCACTGCTACGTGTTCAACGACGTCGCCATCCGCGAGGGCCAGGTAATTCACATCAATGAGGAAGAGTTTTTTGAGATGGGCAAGTTGAAGCTCAAGACTCTGCAAAAGGGTGTGAAGATCGATCTGGAAAAGGACGGCAAAAAATACGATGACCAGTGGCTTGGGCTTCTGTGGCAGTGCTTTGGTGCCCAGGGCATCGTGGCATTGACCTTTTGGTTTGGCTCGCTGTTCGCCGAACAGATCCGAGGCCGGTACCAGTCGTTTCCTTTCCTTGAGGCCACTGGCGAGGCCGGTGCCGGCAAGACCACGTTGCTCACGCTGCTATGGAAACTCGCGGGCCGAGACGGATACGAAGGGTTCGACCCGTCCAAATCCACCAAGGCCGGCCGCAGCCGCTTGATGGGCCAAGTATCCGGCATGCCCATTGTGCTGCTGGAATCTGATCGCAGCGGCGACGACAAGGCCCACGCCAAAACCTTCGAATGGGACGAACTCAAGGATTACTACGGCGGCGGCACCCTGGCGACCAAGGGTGTGAAAACCGCCGGTAACGAAACCTACGAACCACCGTTTCGCGGCACCATCGCCATCAGCCAGAACGCCCCTGTTGTGGCGTCAGAAGCGATCATGACCCGGATCGTCAAACTGCACTTTGTGCGCCCGAACGTAACCGCTGAAAGCCGTGCGGCGGCAGATCGGCTCAATGCGCTGGAAGGTTCGAGACTCAGCAACTTTGTGTTGCAGGCAGTACGTAAAGAGCTGGAGGTGATGGAGCTGTTCGGCCAGCGGATAGCGGGCTACGAGGCGAAGTTGCGCAATTTGCACTCCCACTGCTTTGCCTGCGACACCCGATTCAAAGACGAGCACAGCGAGTGCAGCCATTGCGGCAACAAGCTGCGCGGCTACATCCGGGTGGAGCGGATCAACAAGAACCACGCCCAAATGCTCGCCCTGCTGGACTGCCTGTGCATGGTGGTGCCGCTCACCGACGCGCAGGTGGAGCACACACGCTCTCAGATCATCCGCATGGCAATCGAGCGCCAGGCCTCGATCAGCTCCGATCATCCGGTGGTGGCTGAGTTCTGGGAGGTTTACGAATACCTGGAAGGTCTGGACGCCGAAGGCCCAGTGGTCAACCACAGTAAAAAAGACCACATCATCGCAATCAACCTCAACGACTTCGTGAAATGCGCCGCAGAGAACCGACAAAAAATCGCTGACGTCAGCGAGCTGCGCGAACGCCTGAAGGACTCCCGCTCGCGGAAGCTGCTCGACGTCAATAAAGCGACTGACAGCGCGGTACGGGCTCACCAGGCCAATAAGACCAACGCCGTCGTCACGAAGCAACCCATCGTGAAGTGCTGGCACTTCCAGGCCTGATTAATCAGCGGCAATACCTGCCAGGCGCTGCAACGCCTGACACCACCCAAAGGAGAAGCACCATGCACGTACAAGTCATCACCGTTGACGGCCCAGACGGCGAAAACAATCGCCTGCGGCACATAAAAGAGCTGAAATCCTGGTTCACCCGGCCCGCGAAAATCGTTCATGCCGAAGCCTACGACCCTGCCTGCCTGGTCGTCATTCTAGAGGTCCGTGCGGAAACAGAAAGAGAGTTACTGGTACTAGAGTGCAGCCGGGAGCAGATCCAAGCAGTGCTGAATGGCAGTCGCAAACGGATGATTTTATCGAGTATGAAAACCTGCTCCTGCACCTGGTGCGCAAGCAAAACCCAAACGGCGAAAGCCAGTAAGAAGGTGGTGCCGAGGGGCTGCAACCCCTCGACACCGACCACCCAAAGGAGAAGCACCATGCAAGTGAATCAACCCCAAGGCGGCACCGCAGAGGCTACCACAACCCCGCTTGCTGTCGGAGACAAGGTCAGCTACGTCGCAATGAGCGGCGGTGGCCGAGAATATCGCCTCAGCGCACGTACAGGCGTGATCGTAGGGATCGAAGGCAACGTTGCCACCCTGCGCGCGGCCAACGGCCGCAGCGTTACGCAGCCCCTCGATAAGCTGACGCCCGAAGGCCAACCCAATGCACTGACACGCATGGTTATGGGAGGGCTGTGACCAATGCCTAAGCACGTTGGACCTGAACGTGAGCGTCCGACCATGGCAAGCCATCGGCTTGACCTGCCCAGCCGCTGCGATATCTGCGGCAAAGCACGCTCCACCCGCAAACACCAGGCATGTAGCCGTATTCGCCAACAGACCAAAACGGCGGAATGGGCGGCTTTCATAGCTGAGCGTGAAGCGGCCAGACAGAACAAACCGCGTCGATACGCGAACTGATAATTAACACAGGCGGGACACGGGGAGCTGCAACTCCCCCACTGCCTCAAAGGAGAAGCACCATGCGATCACCTAGAAACCAAGGCGACAATGCAAAAGTAGAGGCCAAGCTACGCAAGTTGCTGGCCCTGGCACAGCGAGGCGAAGGTGGAGAAAAGGATAACGCCCAACGAATGCTGGAAAAGTTGCTAGCGCGTCACGGATTGACCATTGGCGACCTGGTCGACGACCGCCGCGAGATCCGATGGTTTCCCATTTCCACCAGTTACGACCGAAGGTTGGCGGCGCAAATCATGTCGAAGATATGCGACTCGGAATCGCCCGGTCTCTATATCAGCAAGGGAAGGCTCAAGAAAATTGGCGTGGAAGTCACACCATCAGAAGCTGTTGAGTTCGAACTTCACTACGAAACATTGCGCAAGGCGCTCACCACTCACTTCGATGATGCCTTCTCTGCTTTCGTGCAGGCGAACCATTTGTTCCCAGCTACTCCGTCCGAGGACCAGCTTCCTTCTCTGAACGACCGCGACATGCGAGTCATGAGTATGGCATCCGTTATCCGGCCAACAGCAGTTAACCCGCGCTTAGAGCGGGAGGAGGCTGTATGACCGTCGCCCTGTTGCTTTACTTGTGCGCAGATGCGACTCGAACCAACTGTCAGGTAGTGAGGGTGGAAAGCTGGTACGGCCCCCACGCTTACGAGCGCTGTGTTGACGTCATGCTAGAAGTTACCAATGCGATGACTGCAACAAACCGGGGCCGGCATCGGTTCGTTTGCGAGATCATGGACGAGGAGGCAGCATGAACACAGCCTTTATCCTGATGGCCCAATACGACGGTCAGGCGATCATCCCTCTGGAGCTGATCTGCCGAGACTACTTCACGCACCTAACGCCGGAAATGCTCCAACGTAAGGTGATGAGCGGCCATATCAAGTTGCCGATCACCCGCATCGAGCCGAGCCAGAAGTCGGCCAAGGGCGTCCATCTGAACGATCTGGCCACGTACTTGGATCTTCAGCACGCGGCCGCGGTTAAAGAGCACAACCAGCTCAACGGGTTAAAACACGCCTTTTGAGCCATTTCATTGATGCGGCGCCCAGTTGGACGGGCGCCCTCAATATCTTTTCATGCCATTCCCAACCCAAATAACGGTCCCCCTTGCCGCGCAGATGGGTATACCGCCGCATCGAATTCCAATCCCTGTGGCCGGAAACACTCGCTACACGCGGGATGTCCCAGCTCATTTCAAACAGGCGGCTGATGCCTTCATGCCGAAGGTCGTGGAAGTGCAGGTCCTGGATTTGCAGAAACTTGCAGGCTTTCGTCCAGGACGTGGAGATCGACTCAGGGCTGTAGGGGAATATATCGTCACCGGCCTTCGGCATTGTCTGGAGGATCTGCCATGCCTCGTCCGGCAGATAACACCAAACATCGTTGCCGATCTTTTGCCCTGGGTTTTTCATGTCACGCACCAGCACTCGCTGGCCAGCCTCGTCGAGGTCTGCCCAGCGAATCCGGGTGATCTCATCGAGCCGGCGAGTGGAGAACAGGGCAAAGCCCACAACCTTCAGCATACATATGACAGTCGGCCGCCTCGCCTGCATGGCCTGGTAGTGCGTCAGCACGCTTCCCAGTTCATCCAGCGTCGGCCGGCGGTCACGCTCACGGCTTTTCAGGTTGTAGCCCAGCTTGCGTAGCACACGCCGCGCACCGCCCATGGCGAGCGGATCGACCTGGTAGCCCCATGCGTCTTTGGCAATTGCCAGCACTGCGCCGAGGTGCGCCAGGTCATTGCCGGCGGTTTGTGGCTGAACGCCGCCGCCGTCCGCGCTCATTCGCCAAAGTGCGTAATCGACCAGGCACTGGGTGTTGATATCCGTATCGGTCAACTTGCCCAGGTAAGTCTCGCCAATGGCATTGAGTGTGCCGCGCTTGGTTTTGCCCAGCGGTTTGGCTTTCTCAACTTCAACCAGGTATCGATCTGTCATCTCTTTGACCGTGGCACCCTTGCGGTTTGCGCGCTCGATCGCACCAGGTTCATCCAGCTCCGCTCCGCGTTTACGCGCCCAAGCCTGCGCGGCCTGTTTTCGGGCGAAGGTCTGGCTCTCTTGGTAGACTTGCACTCCGTCGCGCTTGATGCGGATCTGAGCCGTGTAGCTCACAGTCCCATCCGCCAGTTTTCTTGCCCTGATAGTCGCCATATCGAAAGTGGTACGCGTCAGTTTTGAAGTGGTACATCGTACCACCGAGACCTGAAAAACGCCTGAAAACGCCCTAAAACACGCCTAGAACACGTTGAGTAAAATGCTAGATAAACAAAGCTTTAGCCCAGCAGAATCAAGCCTCGCACTGTCTCGGCGCTTCAGCGTTGCCCCCATGATGGACTGGACCGACCGCCACTGCCGGTTCTTCCTGCGCCTGCTCTCCAAACACGCCCTGCTCTACACCGAGATGGTCACCACCGGCGCTATCCTCCACGGCGACCACGACCGCTTCCTGCGCCACAACGAAGCCGAGCACCCGTTAGCGCTGCAATTGGGCGGCAGTGTTCCGGCTGATCTGGCCGCCTGTGCCCGGATGGCCGAGGCCGCCGGTTACGACGAAGTGAACCTGAACGTCGGTTGCCCCAGCGACCGGGTGCAGAACAACATGATCGGCGCGATC